TTTATACTACCAAGAGGAGGAAAAAATAATGATAAAACGATTGGTAATTAGGGATTGTCTGGGAATTGAGGAATTGACTGTTAACCCCGGACAGACAACAATAATCAGTGGAGGCAATGAACAGGGCAAAACATCGATATTAGAAACGATTGAAAAAGCCCTGTATAATACAAAAAGAAGAGGAAGTTTTGTAAAAATAGGTGCAGAAAAGGCATTTATTGAACTAACAACAGATGACGGATTAATCGTAAATAGAGTTGTTAGCGAGGATGAGGCGGGGTTAGATAAGGGGACAGTCAAAGTAACTAAAGACGGTATCCCAATAAAATCTCCCGAAACATTTCTAAAAGAATTATTTGGTATTGCAGGGAAAAAGACTGATATGTTTAGTTTTAATCCTGTAGATTTTATGTTAAAGAAAGATACTGAGCAGACGAATATTTTATTAAAATTACTACCTATATCTGTTACATTACAGGACTGCCTTGAATGGTTTGGCGAATCAATTAATGTGAATTATGAGAAACACGGCTTGCAGGTGATTAAGGATTTAGAACAATGGTTCTATGAGGCAAGACGAGAGGCTAATAATAGGGTTAAGGCAATAGATGATGAGTGTATAGCGGTGGCAAAAAGATTGCCTGATAATTACAATCTGCAAGAGTGGGAGATGATAAGCCTGAAAGCGAATTATGATATTTTGCGTGAGGCTGAATTATCCAACAGGAAGATTGAAAATAGTCGAAAAGTTACTGACAGCTATAATGACGAGAAGGAGCGAATTAGTAATTTTTATCTCTTGCAGGAAAAAGAGGTATTAGACCAAGAAACCATAGAACTGGAAAAGACCAAAGCAGCTATTGAAACAGACAAAACAGCATTGAGGGAACAAATTACCTCAATTGATGAACATATCAAGAGATTGGAGTCTGCAAAGGCTGGTCTTTGGAATGAACTGAAAAATCTGGATGCAATGAAATTACAAGAGAAAAAAGAGGCATTGCAGGGAGTATCATCTGAGAAACTGAAAAATATTGAAAGCAGCAAACAAGTAAAGCTGAGTGAACTGGAAGGACAGAGAAAAATGGCAGAGGATTATATCAAAGAAAATCAGCCAGTAAACACTGCAGCAATCAATGAGGAATGCATAAGGATAGAAGAAATGAAAAGCTTTATCCCACTGGCAAAGGAAGTGGATGGACTAAGGACACGATTAAAAAGAGAACAAGCTACGGCAAGACATTATGATGCCTGTGTGAAGATAGCTAGAGAAAAACCTGTGGAGTTATTAATGCAAACAGAACTACCTATAAAGGGACTAAGTATTAACAACAAAGGGATTGTAACTATAAATGAGTTACCTATTTCCAATCTGTCCACCTCTCAACAAATAAGAGTCTGTATTGCTATAGCAAAGGCTATAGCAAAAAATACCATATTAAAACTTATCTGTGTAGATAAATTAGAATGCTTGGACTCGGATGTTAGAGAAGAGTTTTTGCAACAGATTGAGGAGGAAGTGGATTATCAGTTTTTTGTAACCATCGTAACTGAGGGTGCTTTGAAAATCGAAACGACAGGGGGTGAAAAAAAAGATAGTGATATATGTGAAAAAAAATAAAAGAGGGAGAAAAAATGTTAAAAATAACAAAAGCCTGTGAGGTAACAAAGGTAAGTACGATTATCGTGTCCCTATATGGACAGCCAGGAATTGGGAAGACAAGTATGTCATCCACAAGCAACAAATCATTATTGCTTGACTGTGATAGCGGAGCTTATCGCTCGGAATTCACTGGCGACAGAGTTGAAGTGAAGAACTGGTCGGATATTGTAGGTATTACAGTAGAAGACATAGAAGGATATGATACGATAATTATTGATACGGTTGGTAGAGCGTTGGAATTTTTGTCTGCTGCTCTAATAATCCAAAATCCAAAGCTCTCTAAAAAAACAGGAGAGCTTACAATTGCTGGTTATGGAGCAGTTAAACAATCCTTTCGCTCTTGGATTGGTGGATTGCGAACACTTAACAAGGATATTGTTTTTGTTAGTCACGAGAAGGAAGAGAGAACAGGGGATGACAGAATTGTCCGTCCAGATATACAAGGAGGAACATATGGGGAGATATTAAAACTTGCTGATGCAATGGGATATATGTATCAAGAGGGACAGAATCGAATTATCGACTTTACGCCAACCGATTATCATATAGGAAAGGACTCTGGGAAAATCGGAAAAATTATTATTCCTCATTTTGGGCAAGAACCAAACTTTCTCAGTAAGATAATCCAGCAAATAAAAGATACTCTTAATAGGGTATCGATGGAGAATAGAAAGATTTCTCAAATTGTTTCTGCGTGGAGAACAAGAATTGATGAAATAAAAAATAGTGAAGAGGCAAACTGTTTTTTATTGGAGATAAAGGAAGAAAAGAACCCTACTGTATTGACACAGGTTAGAGGATTGTTGGCAAAGAAAACGAAAAATTTAGGGTTAAGGGTTAATGCCCATAAACAGTATGAGTTGATTGTTGATTGCCCTGATAAAAAGCCTGAATCAAGTGAAACTTTTTGTCCAACTCAAGCATGTTTTACTGATTGTCCTGTATTTACCAAATACAAGAGGTAAGGGTATGTATAGATTATCTCCAACAATGTTAGATTCGTATAGACTCTATAAGACAACCAACTGGAAGTCTTATACCGACATAGTCTCAACAATTAAAAAAGAGGTTGTTGAGACTGAGCCGATGAAAGTTGGCAGGGCTGTTCACCATATAAAGGAGGGTTTGGGAACAGAAAAATATGGAATGGTATTGATTGATGGGTATATTTTTAGGGGAATAGAAAAGGAGGATAAAAAGTATATCTCTGAGCTAAAAATTACTCCTAAGATACAGACCCCTTATGGCAACTGCATAATCTCAATGGTGGCAGATGCTATCTATGGGAATGAAATAAAAGAATATAAAACAACCCAAAGCCCCATTGATATTGGTAGGTATATGGAATATTATCAATGGCGATGTTACCTCTGGGGATTTTGTGCCGAAAAAATCATATATGAGGTAATGGAGATTAACCAATGCAAGGACGGAATATGGAAAGTGAAGAATACTGAAAAAATTTCATTGTGTCCATATATAGGGATGGAGGAAGATATAAGATTGTTAGTAGAAGATATGATTGCTTTCTGCCATTCTCAAGGGTTGCAAAATTACATATTAGAATAAGTATAAAAATTGGGAGGGGAAAATATGTTACAAAAACTTGTTCACGATCATCAATGGAATTTCCGAAAATGGTCGTTACCTGTCAAAAAACAGGAATATCGGGGACTAACCGCATATGTGCCTGATAATAGCAACTGGATAGTTAAGATGGTGCTGTTGACTGGCTTAGTAGTGATAATGGTGATGTGGGGCATTCATCAAGTCAAATGTTGGCAAGGGGCAATACAAGCCGAGAGCATAGAATATGCGAGTTATTCGCAGGGAGATAAAACGGTAGTCGTGACATCAGGTAAGGGGAGTGAGTAATTATGATGCTGTTATTGGAAACTCTTACTACTGACGGAAAGATTAGCTTAGTTAGAGCTATAAAAATAAATCTATAAGGAGAAAATAGTAATGAAAAGAAGATCTTATGTGAGTTGTTATTTTGAGCCAGCAGGTGATGCTTGCGAGAATATTGTGGGGTTTATTAGTAGATGTGAAAAGAGGCTTGATATTTGTGCGTATTATCTTACATCTAATGCCATAACCACAGCGATTGCTGGAGCTGTGAAGAGAAAAGTTAAGGTTAGAATTTTGGCAGACAAGACAAATAGCAGTAGCAAAGGGAGTGATGTTATTCTATTTGCACAAGCCGATATACCTTGCAAAGTGAATGATAAAAGTGTGCGATATATGCACAACAAGTTTATGATAGGTGATAAAAAAGCTATTATAACAGGTTCTTTTAATTTCACAAAGAACGCTGAACGAAACGCTGAAAATATTGTAATAGTGCGACTATTGAAAGTCGTAAAAGAATACCAAAAAGAGTTTAATAGATTATGGGAAATAGGAGAGGCGTTTAGTGATTAATCGAAATTAATCTCTACATAAAAAGGAGTAAAATGATGAAAAGATTAAATGAAATACGAATTATTGGCAGGGTGACACAAGCAGGGGAGATTAAACCGACAGCAAACAATCTTTTATACAAGTTTTCAATTGCTGTAGACGGTAAGAAAACCAGTTTTTTTAATGTTATCACATGGGATAAAACTGCCACATCGTGTAGTAAATTATTATCAAAGGGCAAAGCGGTATACATTGAGGGCTACCTTAAGCAGAATGCCTGGAAAGATAAGGAAACAGGAGCTAATAGAAGTATAGTTGGGATAGTGGCAAATTATGTTGAATTAGTGGAAAGCGATAATAAGGACAAGAAGAGCTGTAAGACAGAGACATTGTCATAAGAGGCTATAAATGATGATGTTCCGTTTTGAGGAGGATAAAACATGAAAGAGTTAAAATGCCCAATTTAAATTTTTTATAAAAAAGTAAAAATAATCCTTGACAAATATAAAAATATAATGTATATTCTTAATTAGGTATTTGTGAGTAGGCTTTGGCGTTGATTTCTCCGAATATCTCCTCCTAAGCGATGAAACTAACGAGGGGTTAAGTTAGCGAGTTTTCAATTGACCCTAAACTCGAATTGAATAGTAAATTTTCCTATGTACCTTCTTGCCTATGATGAAGGAGGGGTAGGGGAGGTGTCTTAAAGAAGGCGTTGATTTCTTTCTCCCCCTTTTACTCAAAATCTTCAAGGGGTTATTATTTAGAGAAGAGAAAGTTAATTAAATTATTATAAATAAAGTAGAATAATACTAATAAGGTAATAGTTTATTAGTATTATCAATGCTTCTACTCTATTTATAATAATTTAATTGCCGATGGAAAATAATGCTTTATATCTGTAGAATATTACGGAATATCAAAAGTTATCCCCTTAATGAAAATAATAGACACAGTCAATTTGATGACTACATTTGGAAGATTCGAATTATCCTTTACAAATATCAAGGGTAATCGGTATCGGCAACCGTAGAACCAATAATAGAATATAAGGCACAAAAATCTCTGGGCTTTTTGAGCAATTCTCAATAGGGGATTCCCTGAATAAGGCAAGAAAAAAACATCGATATATCCGATACTCTCTTCTTGTCTTTTTATGTTCAATATAGATAGGAGAAAGCTATGGGGATACCAAATACGGCTCTTCAAGAAGCTATAGATTATCCAATCGGAGATAAGCTGGACGAAATTATAAGCAGTGTTAGTCTCCATCTTTCACAATGTCCTCTCTGTGCTAATCCAGGCACATCAGAAGTTGCCTGCTCTATGTTACAAAATGGACATTCTATCGCTGAAATCTCCCTTCGATTATCAATTCCAACAGAAAAAATCAAAGAACATCTTACAGAAGTTTTTGCATTATCCTCAGTTGATATTTATGCTAAATTAGCCTTATTAAAAATAATAGCAGCAATCCATTACATAGATATAGAGGATGGAAAAATCAGGGCAAGTGATATTATTAAAGCCATAGATACGCTTATTTCGTTTTCAAATAAAGGGCAAGCGAATAATGGAGAGAATGTTTCTCAAAAGAAGATGGAGCATTTATCAACAGTAGAACTCTTAAATAGGAGAATTGGCAAATAAGCCTTAAACTACTATGGCTATCAAAGAAGAAAGATATGATTATGAGAAGAATGATGAGGATTTATATAATATTGAAGTAGGCAGGAGACCTATTTTGCAGTTTTGGAAGGCATTAAAAACGGGACAGATAAAGACAGATAAAAGCGATTCCCGATATGCCCCATTTCAATATCAATATGATTTTCTAACATCCAGAAAGACAAATTGTTGGATAATAGGAGCAAATAAGTCAGGGAAGTCCGAGGCATGTCATATCAAAACTGCCTTGACTTTAATGGGGCTTAATAAGCTTATTCCTGCCCCTAATGATGGGTATGTGGTTGGACTTGACTGGGCAACTATTAGAGATACGATACTTTCAAGAATACTTGAATTGATCCCCTCTGCGGATCTTTTAGGCAGAAGTGTGGAAAAGGCTTGGAGTGCCTCTAAACGAACTTTATTTATGACTAATGGGAGCAAAGCGATTTTCAAATCAGCTGACTCTGGTAGGTTAAAGTTTCAGGGTGCACTTCTTGATTGGGTGCAAATAGATGAAGAGATACCTTACTCTGTTTATAAAGAAGTCAAAATGCGGGGAAAGGGAGGAAAGCAAGGAGAAGAAAAGCGGCTTTATATATGGGGTACTGCTCTTCCAAATTTACTTATAGGGCGGAATAGTTATCTTTATAAAGAAATTGTTATGAAGAAAAATACGCCAAATTATGATGTATTTACATCCATAATGGATGATAACCTTTCGCTTTCAGAAGAGCAAAAAGATGAATGGAAGGATAGCTGTTCTGGGAATGAATACACGGCACGAGTATTGGGAGAATTTTTTTCATCGACAGAATTAGGAATATTTAATGGGGAGTATTTACAGGAGATAAAAGAAAACTATAAACAATCTCCGCTATCAAAGGGAAGATTAAAGAAAATTGATGGGATGATTATTTTTGAGGCTCATGGTACAGGGAAATGGCAGATATGGAAGATGCCACAACAAGGACAGGTTTACTCAATTGGAGTTGACTCTTCTACAGGTGAATCAGAAGACCCCAGTTGCATACAAATACTTGATGTGATTACTCAAGAACAGGTTGCGAAATTTTGGGGTAAGGTGGATGAAGACACTTTGGCTGAGGAGATTGTAAAAAGCGGACAATGGTATAATAATTCTTCTGTAATAATTGAGGTTACTGGCGGTATTGGTAGGGCAGTTCAGAATCAAGTAATGAAATTGGGCTATTATAATCTTTATAGGCGAGAAATTTATGATCAATATGGGCAAGTATTGAGTGATAGGTTAGGGTGGGAAACAAAGGGCGGTAGAGGAGATGGAGGAACAAAGCCGCTTCTCTTAATGGATGGTAAAAGATATGTTAATGGGGGTGGAATAATTAGGGATGTTGAAACCATTGAAGAATTCCAAAATTATTTAAGGTTTGCTGATGGTTCAAGCGGGGCAAGGCATGGATGCCATGATGACATGGTAATAGCATATTTACTGGCATTAAGGCAAATAAATGAAGGGAAATGTTTTGATATTATATTGCCAAGTTGCTCATTTCCCTTGTCAAATGAAATAAAGAGTAGAGAGGATGCGGAAGCATGGCTATACGATTAATAGACATAATATGGTTGATTGCTTTAATAATATCGTCAAATTCATTATGTGTGTTACTTGGTGCATATATTGCATGGAGATGTAAGGAAAACAAGTCAATTTTATCTTTGCCAAACATAACATTTCCATTAAATAATAATGCCGAGACGATGAATGAGAAACGGTATAAAAAGATATTAGATGAAGGGGTTACAGAGGTCTAATGCCAATATACGAATACATATGTGATGACTGTAAGGATGTGCAGGAAATATTTATTCCGTACGAACAAGTATCCCTCTGTAAATGTGGTGGGCAGATGAAAAGGGTATACTTAACTCCACCAGCAGTGAAAATGAATACATTGAAAGGAGGGTATTATAAGACACAGAGTTTAGATAAAACAACAGGTGAATCTGTTGTTTGTACTACCAAACATCAATTGTCCGAATTTGGGAAAAAAAATGGAGTAATAATCGAATATGACTAACAATGTGTTTTCAGCACGAACAGATGATAAAGTAAAACAGTATTTAGAAAGCGAACTCTGGGCAAATGCGTTTGAATATAGAAAATCCACTAACTTTGGGAAAAATGCCATTAGTTATTGGGAGGCACACAATGGTAATCATTGGGACGCAAGAAAGGTAAAACCGAAGAAAGCAGCAGCGGTATTGAACCAGATAGGGGCAACAGTCGAGGATATTTTGAGTAATATTACGGATGCACCCCCCATGTTTGATGTTATACCGAATGATGAAAGATTTAAGGAAGAGGCTGAGATACTTAAGGATGTTTTTAATCGCTATTTATGGCGTAAAAGCCGAATGGATACAGAAATACAATTAATTGAAAGATGTGCTTTGGTTGTTGGTTCTGGACATTTCAAGACGGCTTATGATGCCGATAAAAGGGCTATTATAACAAGATATATAAGTCCATTTTCTTGCTTTCCTGCCCCATACGAAACAAGAATGGATGATATGACTTATTATATTCATGCACAATTGATGCCGAAAATAATACTTCAAGAGCGTTTTGGGAATGAGATTAAGGATATAAAGAAAACCAGAAACCTTACTTATGAATTTATGCCTGATATGGAGATGGAGGCAGCTAAGGGACTTTGGGCAGGGATAAAAGAATCAGCAAGACAGGTATCGCTTGGATTAGGAAACTTTATTGGTCAAACAGAGAATGTCAATAATCAGGATAGATTGTTAATTAGAGAATTTTGGGTCAAAGACTTAACGAGTGTAGGCGGACAAAGGAAGTATCCTACATGGCGATATTATGTTATGGTAGAAGATATTATTTTGAAATCTGCTGATCAGGTATGGAGATACCCTTTTATTCCAATTATAAAAATAGATGATTATGTTACAGAAGGTTATTGGGGAAGGGGTGAAATCGAGTGGATGTTGTCACCTCAGTTTCTTATCAATAAATTTATGAGCCAGATATGTAATTATATGGATTTAGTGGCAAATCCACCCATTAAAGCTGAACAAAATTCAGGTGTAACTAATGAAAATTGGGTTACAAGAGCAGGAGAAATCTTGCATGTAAATATGGGATTTTTTGATAAAGTTGATTTTATGCGTGTGCCTGCCTTACCACCAGAGTTTGTGGGGTTAATAAATAATCTGCTTAAGATTTTGGATAGTATCACAGGGCAACATGCAGGAATGCCTACTCGGACAGCAGCTCAGGCGATGCTATTCAGTGAGGCAGAACAATCAAGGACAAGACCTAAAACCCGTAATATGGAAAATGGGTTACTTGAATGGGCTGAACAATGTAAAGAGTATATAAAACAACATTGGATGTCTGGGAAAAAAATCACTTTTAGGGATGATAATGGGGACATTGTGCAGAAAGAGTTTAAGGACATAGATGCTTTGGATGAATTAGGGTTAACAATCACTACAGGAAGCACTGTGGCATCTACGAAACTATTTTTGCTATCTCAATTAGAAAGAGTGCCTGAATTAGATTTACAGACAAGATTGGAGCTTATGGGTTTCCCAAATCCCAAACAAATGGCTGATAAAGTTGAGGCAAAACAAGGTGAACTTACTCAACTTAAGTTGCAGATGGGGCAGATGTTACAGGAGAATAGAGGGTTGCAAGAGCAACTTTCAAAGATAACTGGACAAATAGGATAAGGAGGTGAAATATGGTAGGAATAGGAAAATATAAGGGAAATTATCAGTTACCAGACGGGACAACAGAGACAGGGCAACCAACAACATCATCAGTATCAAAGCAATTACAGCAGGCAATAGCCATTCTTACTGCTATTAGGGCAGACGAAAATATAAGAGACGATGCTGTTGATAGCTTTTTAGCACAAACTATTGAAGGATTGACTAAGATAGCTGAGGGTGAAAGCGTTGCAGAGATGCTGTCTAATCAAAGCAGTATAACCAGACAGTATATGTATCGGGACGATGGACGGTCTGGAGGGTCAAAAGAAGTCCCCAATCCTCTTGTATATAGAGCAAGAGGGTAATCGGTAAGTGTCAAATTAAGACCAACTTAATAAAAAGTGCTTAATAGCCAACCAACGGTGCTTAAATAGCCAACTTAAAAACAAGTGTCAAAAGGAGAAAAGAAATGAGAAATGAAAATGTGAACGATTTTGATATTCAGTTATTTGCGGGAGACGAAGATCCATCAGGAGAAACAATTCCATTAACTGAACAAGCAGAAGTTTCATTGCCTGCTAAAATCAAAGTAGGTGATGGCGAATTTACGGTTGAAGAATTGCAAGCAATGATTAAGGACTCGCAAAATAGTGCTGAATGGAAAAAGGCAAATACTGTGACAGCACAGCAGTTAGCAGAAGAGAGAAAGATACTTGAAACTGAACAACAAAAGTTTGAGGGGTGGAAACCAGTTATTGCTAAGTATGAAGAGGATGAGGCGTTTCAGCAATCATTAAATGATTTATTGGAAAATAAACAGTCTAATGATTTTGAAATGGGTGAGAAGGACCCTCAACTTATTTCTACTCAAAATGAACTATTAACACTTAGAAAAGAACTGGAAAACGAAAGAGCAATAAGATTGGCTAAGGAACAGACAGAAGAGGGTCGCATGATAGAAATAGACCGAAGTCAAATCGCAGCCAAAATAAAGACAAGTGGGGATGTTTTTACATACGAAGATGTAGAGAAGTTTGCTACAGAGAACCTAATCCCTGTATTGTCAGTTGCGTATGACATTTTAAGAGGTTCAGATGCCAACATAGCTCATCATGTTCAAACTGCAAGGGCTGCTGCATTAGCAGAATATGAAAAGAAAGCACCGCCGAGGATTGCACCTATGGGTGGACAAGGTGGAATAGTAGGACAGGAGACAGTGTTCACAAATTTTAGGGATGCAGCTATAAGAGCAGCGGCTAAATACCCTAATGTTTTTACTGAATAAGGAGGAAAATTATGGCAATGATTAATGAAGTAGATTTAAGGAATGGGATTATATCAGAGTTGAGACCTGGTGTAAGAAATCAAGTAACAACTGCTTGTGAATTAATGGAGAGGTTGTATTATGGTAGAGGGAAGAATGCACGAGGAAAAACAAGATACCGTAAAGGTTCGGATCTAAATGAAATGCTTTCTTATGGCAATAAACGGTCTAAGGAGACAGACGGAAGAGAAGATGTGGTTGTGCCGCATTCTTTCAGTGCTGAAAAGCAAATGGTTGTTAATTATGGGTGGAGAGTTGGAGATATTTTACTCCATGATGATGATTTGTCATCCAATAAGACGGGGCTTCAGATTTTTAATCTTATGGCTACGCGAATAAAAAATATGACAGAAGGAATGGCAGAAGATGTGGCTTTGGCTTTGTATGCAGGAAAGAGACTGAAAGGAGCTAATGGGGGAAGTGCAAAAGCATTTGATGGAATTAAGGAGGTTATCGGTAATGATAATATATATGGTGGGATTGATAGGGTTGCATTCCCTTGGTTTCAATCAAAGGTAGTCGATTATGTTAAGCTTGCAGCCAGTCCTGCTGACTCATTAATATCTTTGTTAAAGATAGATGCAATGCACGGACAAATTAAGTTAGGACGAAAAACTATGCCTACTTTACAAATTACATCTCAGGAGTTGTGGCAAGAGGTAGTAACTAGTGCAAGGAAAGAAAGAAGTGTTATAGAAAAAGATCCTTCGCTATCTATTGAGAGGGGGGTAGACAACATTGTCCTAAACGGTTCTCCTGTCATAGCGGATATTAACTGCCCTATGTATCCATCAACAGTGGCTGGTGATCCTGCTGGCACTATGCGGGGGGATTGGTATTACATTAATGAAGACACAATCCAGTTATTTGTAGACCCAGATTACGACTTTAAGGTCAGTGAATGGAAGGATGTTTATGGTACAAAAATTGGCGGTGCGGATAACGGCAAGACTGGTATTTCGGTGCATTCCAGGGCATTGTATGTTAAATTAGCAATGTGTTTGTATTGCAATGAACCCAGATCAAATGGAAAATATGTTGGTTTCACATTACCAACAGAATAAGGTTTTGAGGTGGGGGGGTATAATGTTCTATTATACCCCTTGTAAGGCTAAGAAGGAGATTTTAAAGATGAAGGAAATAGTTTTTGTTTACAATTATGGAGATGTTGATTTTATAGATGGTTTTAGGGAAGAGAAAATATGTATAAAATCAAAAAAACATATTCCTATGACATACAACATGGCAAGATATTTTATTGGAGACTCCACTCCGAGAGGGACAATGGATGCGGCTTTCAGGCGTGGCGGTATAGCTCCTACACTAAAGGCATTTGAGAGTGAAGAAGAAATGGCAGAATATATCAATAGAATACCTGGAAAAGATATTGTTTCTACTGATGAGCATGACATTCATAACCCTATTCCTTTGTCCCCCAAAGACAGTGTAGAGGTTATTAGTTTTGGTAAATTTGCAGGGCAAGCATGGGAAGATGTATTAACTCCAGAAAATTTTGATGTCAAATATTGGGCGGTGGTAGGTAGAACATCTAAAAGTATTCCTGATAATAGAAAGGCACAAATCAATGTTCTCCTGAGACAGGCAAGGATGGAGAAAGATGGCGATAACAGTTCAGGAGATAGTAACTCGGATAAATAATCATTTTGACGATTCAAATAATGATGCTTATTCTTTGAATGTTAAAATTAACTGGATAAATGCAGCACAAAAAGATTTAGCCTATAGATTGCCTATAGAGTTTTTACAGAAGATAGTAAAAACTGAGAAACAAGATACACAGGCATCTTATGGGGATATGGTTAGCTGGTTATACCCATTGCCTGTAGATTTTCTTAAAATGGTAGAGGTTCTATATCATAATATTGCATGTAAACTGATTAAACTGGGACAGCGGCAGATGATAGGGAGAAACATGGATTTAATGCCGTCAGAGATAGAACCAATAGCATTAATTAGAGAGGGAAAGATTGAAATATTCCCTTCTCTAAATTCACAAACGGATGGATTAGAAATTATTTATATTGTTAATCCTATTACATTGACTACTGTAACCGATGTAATTCAATTAGATAATTATGTGGAGTTGATTTTTAATTATGTTCTTTGTCAGGCATACGCAAAGGACAATCAGCCAGAAGCAGATAAATATCTTAATTTATATATTGGATATATAGCAGAAATATTGGGGGTAAAATAATATGGGAATAACATTAACTAAAATATTGGCAGATGTTAGATCAAGGGTGAATGACGAACAAGGAATACTTACTAACACATTATTAATCCATTGGACGAATATTGCACAGGAAGTAATTTATATGCAATTATTGCCTGTTCTTGAGCCAAAGATGACAAAAACACAAATCAGGACAGTAACTTCTAATCCTTCCGTTTCTTCGCTTGTGCTACCTGATGACTGCAAACAATTAAGAAGAGTGGTTATAAATGGCAAAAAGGCAAAGCAAAAAAACATTGATGAAATAGATTCTATGGTGGGGACTTTTGGTGCAGATGATAGTCAACCAGCGTATATGGAATGGTCTGGCTTGATTGAAATATTCCCTACTTCTCTTGTATTAACAAGTCTTAGATTTGATTATCTTAAGCAATTAACTGAATTAATTCTTAATACGAATGAAATATCTGCATTACCAATACAATATCACGGTTTACTTGTGGATTATGTAGAAATGTTGGCATTGAGGAAACTGAATAGAATAGATTTATCGGGGGCAGCTGAGCAGACTCTATCAAAAATGTTTAATGATATTTTGAATGTTACTGCGGGACAAATAGCAAAGATAGACGCAGATAAGGAAAGGATGTAATGTAATGGCTTACACTGCAAAAGAAATTATAGATGATGTATTGGGAAGAATTGATGATGAAGAGAATAAAATATCTCGCAAATGGTTACTTCATCTTCTAAATATGGCGTGTATAGAATATGCCAAAAGGACAAAAAGTTTTAGAAAAGAATATTCTCATACTATTAACACTCTGTATAATGCGTTTGCATTGCCAGAGAATGTGCTGGAGATAAAGAATGTAAAGTATTCCGTGGATGGGGTAGATTGGCAACAATTATATCCTATGAATCTGAGCGAAAGGCAAAGATTTGAAAAAAAGATAATGGTGACTTAATATGAATATTGGGGATGAATATGGCGGAGGGAAGATATTTTATATTTCACCTGAGAAGACAATGGTTCTTATAGTTGCTCCTGTTGATGTTGGGGATGAGTCAAATTGTTATTGGGGAGTAGAAAATATTCGTGTTGGTGCGAATGATGAGGGAATTGGAGATGGAAAGTATAATACTGATTTAATTATTACCTCTCAAGTTAATACGGCAGCAGAGGCATGTAGGGCATATAATGGGGGAGGTTTTAACGATTGGTATTTACCATCAAAAACCGAATTATTCTTACTATATTCAAATAAAACATTGTATGGAATGGGAGATGATTTTTATTGGAGTTCCACGGAACATGATATTACTAACGCATGGTCTCTATCATGTAATGCTGTTGAGCTTATAGGGGCAATGCAATTGAGAGGCAAATGGAACGGAATGGGACGGAGACCTATTCGTCAAGTAATATTTCCACCTATTCCCCCTACTCTGTTATCTCCAGAAGACAATGCAATCAATGTCCCGATTACTTCATTAGCAACTTGGTCTGCAGGTGAGAGTGTAACAGGATATATAATTCAGAAGGCATTAGATGTAAATTTTACGCTTGGTGTAACAACCAAACAAATGGGTAATTTTACAAGTAACCAGTTTAATGACCCTATTTTGGAGCATGATACATCGTATTGGTTGAGAGTAAAGGCGATAAATGCTGTTGGTGAAAGTGATTGGTCGGTAACAAGAAGTTTTACGACAATTCAAGTAATTCCAAACATTCCCTTATTAAATACCCCTGAGGATGGGGCGGTAAATGTGTCTACACATACCTTGTTATCTTGGTTTGCTGCTAAAAGAGCAGATACTTATGATATTGAGATTAGCATTAATTCTGATTTTTCTAAGAAAATGTTCTGGCAAAATTGTGTGGCTATTCAACGATATTTTATTTTGAAAAATAATACAACCTACTATTGGCGAGTGCTAGGAGTTAATATTGCAGGCATAGGAAGGTGGAGTATAGCAAGAAGTTTTACGACAATTCAAGCAATTCCAGACATTCCCTTATTAAATATCCCTAAGGATGGGGTGGTAAAGGTATCTTTAAGACCGATACTTACTTGGAATGCAGTAAGTGGGGCAAGCTCTTATAGGCTACAGATGAGCCTTGTAGAGAATTTTGCAACACAAGTGATTAATGTTGCTGGGATACCACCAATCACATACTTTTTTGTAAGAGGACCTTTGGCGAACAATACTGTTTACTATTGGCGGATATGTTCGGTAAATGCTGTTGGTGAAAGTGATTGGTCGGTAACAAGAAGTTTTACGACAAAACAAGCATGTCCAGGCATTCCTTCGCTTGTTTTTCCAGAAAATGGGGCGGTAAATGTGCCTTTAAGACCGACACTTACTTGGAATGCGGCAAGTGGGGCAAGCTCTTATGGGTTACAGATGTGGGACGAAGCGAATCTTCGGTTTTATACCCCTAAATTAATAGGCACATCATATCTTGTAACAACAGATTTATCTAGCAATACTGTCTACCATTGGGAGATGCATTCGATAAATGATGATGGTAATGGTTCTGGATATAGCGAGATAAGAAGTTTTACAACTATATCTTTACCGCTTGTAGCAAGTTTTATCTCTGATGAAGAACTTGGCGGGGTTGTAGTAGGAAGAAGTTCTTTAAAGGTGCATTTTCATAGCACATCAACTGGTAGCCCCAAGTTATATAAATGGATGGTTGATGGTGTCGTGTTTTCAAGGGTTCCTGATCCCATAAAATTTTTTACTGTCGAAGGGCAATATACAATTTGTTTGAATGTACAGCGTGGGATAGAATCAGAGACGGTAGAGAAAGTAGCATATATTACAGTAACGCATGGAGTAGCAACCTCGATTGTATTAACTACGGAAGGGGGGATAACTTCTTTAGAATCAGGTTCACAGATACCATTAATTGTAAAAGCTAAAGATGCCGCAAATAATGAGTGGGATGCAACAGAGCAAGTTGTTCTGACTGAGAATGATCCAATAGGGACAATAGCTGGAAATGTATATACTGCTAGAGCAGTAGGGACATGGCTGATTACAGCAACGATATAAAGGAGAAAGAGAAATGCCAACCGCTACAATTCCGCTAATAGTAACATCTCCTCCTATATCTGGCACACCAAGAGGTTATTTTGTTCACGGTAACCGATTAGTAATAGATGCGGTAAATGCAGGATATTTGTTGGTAGATTATTATTCTAAGCCAGAGAAAATAACTGATGAAAGCATGGATATATCCGTATCAGACGAAGATGCAGAGATAATAATATTGTATGTATTGCAAAGAGTGTTAGGGAAGTTACTTGATTGGAATGGCGTGACAGAAATTCAGAGACAATATAAAGAGGCAATAAGACAAGTAACACCCATAAGGCAATCTCAAGAATTAGAGACATTATGGGAACAAGGGGGTGGCTACGATTGAAGAAATTACTTTTAAGTATGAGTTTGTTAATATTGGCAACAGTAGCACATGCAGCAAATCCATCATTCAAAAGCTTGATTATCCCTAAAGATGGGTCGGGAGCGAAGTATAACGCTTTGGTAGGTTATAATACAATAACTGGTGGTTGGCAATTTATTAATACAAAAAAGCTAGCAAATGGTACATTTGTGTTGGATTTGGGAACAATAACCATACAAACTGGTGCTGACGGCGGGGTATCAGCGAACATTAAACCTTGGATAGTTAATGGAACGCCAACCATAACTATTCCAGCAGGTCAAACTATGACTATCACAATCCCCACACAGCCAGCCGACTACTGGCTATCGGCAATCAATATCTCAGGTTATGGTGGAGACGCAAAAATCACAGTATCATTACCATCTCCACATTATGGCAGAGTGGCACGGATAAGTCCCACAGAGCCAAATGTTAATATTGATTTTGGTGAAAGTATTAAAATCTATTCTGGCACAGCTATTGCCATAAAGATAAAATCCACCGATTTTGAAATCGGGCAGGTGGTCGATATATCGTGGCAAACAAGCTCATTGTAATAGAGGATAGCATTATTTATGCTATAAAAACAATTAGGAGGAAAAGAATGAAGAGAATATTGACAATGGCAATGGCAATGGTTATGATAACAGGATTGGCACAGGCAAGTTCAAAGGTAGACATTCCCTTATCGGTAAGACTATCTGATGGAACAAACTGGTTGTTCACAGAGGGAAACGCTGGGAAAGTAACCGTTACAAATGGGACAATAACAGCTATTGAGACCCCTGTGGCAGCGATTACTACGCAGGCAGATGAGATGACCGTGTTTCCTGGTGCGGTATTTAATGGGATTATTGACAGCGGTGTCCTAACCAGTATTACGAATGATGTTGGTATCAAGGATAACGGGAATATAATATCAGTAGACTCTGCTCAGTTGCCATCTGCATTAGATGGGAGCGGAAACTTGAAAGTTGGTATACAGGGAACTGTCCCTGTGAATATCGTAGGAAGTGCGGTAGGAACACCTGTTAATGGGTATTACGCTCTGTCAATTGGAGCAGGACAGACCCTGGAGATAGGTAGTTATACGGTTACAGCTGGCAAGACATTACGACTGAATGCCTTTGGTGCAACTTTTAAGGGTGATGGTCTGGTCTTGTTACAGGTTGCAGGAGTAAATAAAAAGGCATTGGGTTTGGAGGCTACTAATCCACAGGCTGATGTATATATGGGAGATAATTATACTATTCCAGCAGGGGTAGTATTATCTGCAACAGTAACGAATAATGAGGCAGTTGCGGTTACAGCTTATTTGAGCTGGGCTGGGCTTGAAGTAATCAATTAAGGCTTAAGTTGAATAGAGGGTGAGGGGGACACAAAGCCGTCCCCCTCACCATAGAAGAGAGGTAAAAATGAAAAGAATACTTTTGGCAGGTCTTATATGTCTATTTTTCGCATCAGTTGTGTCAGCACAAGAAGTCGCTACAGCCGTAAAACAAGATAACTCCGAAAAACTCAAGGTATCTGTTTTGCCATATCCTGGATGTAGTTATCTCTATTATGAAAATATGGGAACATTGACACATCATGCCCTTATTACTGTGCCAACAGAACATATCATTCATGTGTATGGTATAGAGGTGCATAGTCTCGATACTGTAAACAAAGGGACTATCTTTTTTGAGAATGCGGACAATTCACGATTTTACCCCGGTTATCTATCTACTGCACCATCAGCCTTTGGGACTACCATCAACTATAGTGTTATAGGCACATCCCTTAAGGTTTCAACTTCTGGGGCAACAGGTATTGTAATCCATTATATCATTACTACCAATTAGGAGGTTTTTGGATGAAAATTAAAGCTTTTTTTTTAGCAATATTGATGCTATCTTTGAGCCATTTTGTATATGCAGCCGTTTCAGGCACATCTACGATTGGCACACAAACTACTAATGATATTGTCTCAATTTCCATTGTCCCCACAGATGATGTGATTAATGCTGGTGAGAGTATTCAATTTGTGGCGGTTGCTATCGATAACGAGGGCATAAAAAAGAATGTTACTTATTCTGTATCCGATGGTAGTATCACATCGGATGGCATCCTTACTGTTACGAAGGCAGGGAAAACATTTATAACAGCAAGACAGGGCGATGTTTCTGCCGTTGCAACGATTACCGTTCTCCCTGCCACTCCTCATCATATCAATATTGCCTCATCCCCCACATTTGTTTATGGGGATAAATATACCGCAGATGGATTATTCACATATCAAGTTTTCGACAAATATGATAATGAGATTGTGGTTGATCAGACACTTGTAAAAGCAACAATAAAAAAGAATACAATGGGAAACCTGCTCGGACGATTAATAAATAGTGACGGTAGTAATATTAACTCGCCATATATTGCCATAATTAGACCTGTGCTGATTGGCGGCTATATATCGGAGGCAGGGCAGATATTGTTTTTTGAGCGTGGGACATATACTATAACCGTCAAATATGGGGATATTGTTGGCACAAAAGAGTTTGCTGTAATATTCCGTGAGCCATATACCGATATTAAGGCATGGCAAGACTATCACATGGGAAAGCTTAATCTCGATACTCGGATTATAACTATCCAGTATGATATTAATGGCGGCATACTAAAAGTTATCCCACTACAGGGTAAGGTATATGATGATTTTTATAATCAAGGTTTAATGTGTAAATTTTATGCAATTTGTGAGGGGCATTATCACATTTTAGGTATTCGACAAGAATTAATAGAGCAAAATTCAAAAAAGATTATAAATAAGGCATTTATGATGTTGATACAAGGGGTGAAATAATGAGAAAATACACATTAGGGCTAATATTTTCAATTTGTTTGGTTGATAGCGTTTATGCTGGATTTTACCAATTTGGCGGCAGTAGCAATATCGGAACAGGCACGGCAGGACAGGTGCTATTGACAGGTAGCACAGGGACTACGCAATGGGGTGAAAATGAAATACTGTCATCGTGGTATTTACCTTCAATCGCAGAATTTGCGGAGATGTATGCACAGAAAGATATTATTGGAAGCTTTTCTGGATATTATTGGACATCAAATGAAATCTCTGCCAATAATGCCATATATAAATTAATGGATGACGGAAGCACTGGACAACAGAGCAAATTATTTACTTGCGGTGTCCGTGCCATTCGGTCATTTGACACAACTTATTTCGCAGGTAAATATTTAATTGGGGATACATTAGGGAATGGAAAGGTTTTTTATATTGATGCTACAGGGAAGAAAGGCTTAATTTGTTCGTTGGTTGACCAATCTAATGCCGCTTGGGGATCACAAATAATAGTAGCTACAAATGATGGCATATATGCTGGAAAAAACAACAGTATCAATATTATTGATGTGAATGGCACGATCTCAACTGCAGCAAAAATTTGCAGAGATTATGCTCCCAGTAGTAGTAGCGGTGGTAGTGGCAGTGGTGGTGGTGCTCCAACGGATGCTACATATATTACACAAGTGTCTCACGGTTCACTTACCGCAGGACAAGCATTAGGCAGTTTGTCAACTGGAATTATGAAAAATACTACAGGAACAGGGATAGTAAGTGTGGCTATTGCAGGAACGGATTTTGTTGCTCCCAATATAGCTGTTGTGGATGCAACAAAAACTAAAATTTCCTATGATACAAAGGGATTAGTTACGGCTGGAGCAGATGCCACTACAGCCGATATTGCTGATAGTGTTGATAAAAGGTATTGCACGGATGTTCAAAAAACAGTTATTGGAAATACGAGTGGCATAAATACTGGTGATCAGAACTTATCTGGCAAGCAAGATTTTATTGCCACAGGAACTACAGGGCAATATTACCGTGGGGATAAGACATTTCAGACGCTTGATAATGCCGCTGTGGGTTTGGGCAATGTTACGAATAATGCTCAATATTATGCTGGTGGTGCGGATGTGGCTATTGCGGATGGGGGAACAGGCCAGTCATCTGCACAGTTGGCAATTAATACCCTCACCAATGTAGAGGCAGCCATGAATGAGCAGGTATTGACAAAAGATACAACCTCTGGTAATGTTATTTTTAAGGATGCTTCTGGTGGAGTCTCATCTTTTAACACTCGCACAGGAGCAGTTGTGCCTGCTACCAATGATTATACATGGGCACAGGTGAATAAAGCTACAAGCAATATTGCTGATATTGCTACTAAAAGCCATACATCACTAACAGACATAGGTAATAATAATCATGCCGCAATAGACACATTTGTTTCCTCAAAAGCTGCTGCTAGCGGTTTAGCTTCTCTGGACGCAGATAGCAAGGTAGTCCAAGACCCTGTAAATGCCGTAGTAACTCCAGCAGCTGGTAAAATTCCTATCGCTGATGGTAGTGGAAAATTGAATGGATGGGTAACAGCAACAATTCCTGCTGGTGTAACAGGGCAAATTCAATTTAATGATAATGGTGCATTTGCTGGTCATGAAGGGCTGTCTTATAATCCAACTACTGCAAAGTTGACAGTGGGTTATGTTCCTGCTGGAGAAGGATATACAGGAGACTTACAAAATAATGGTGGGGGCGATTGGGTAAAGTCAAGACAATTGACAGTAACAGCTTTAGCAGATGCCTTACCCGCAGGGTATTCTGTGAAAGTGGTATTGACTGATGCAGCAGCTAACTCTGTGTTTGCAGGTGGGCAGAATGCCGTTAGAATAGCTACAAACATAGCAACTGCAGCAACCACTCTTGATGGAGCAATTGATGATGTACAAACAATAATAACCTTAACTAATACAGCAGCCCTGCCAGATGTAGGTATGGTTATTGTAGAAAATGAGCGAATTGGATACAGCAGTAAGAATACAACACAGTTATTGGGTTGTGTAAGAGGTTCTGGAGGAACAACTCCAGCGGCACATGCGACAGGATTAGCAGTAACCACTGTTCAAGAATTGGAAAGGTATATCGAGACATTTTCAGCGACTAATGTAACGATATGGTTTAAGCTAAGAAGAAATATCCTTGCGAACGAGAATAGCATAGATTATAAACTATATTATGGGAATGCTTCGGCTGGTGCAGCACCATCAAATGGGAAAAATGTGTTTGATTTTTTTGACGATTTTGATGGAACAACTTTGAATACATCTGATTGGACTATATCAAATCCTGCAGCAGGGACAGTTGTTGTAGCTAATGGAGAGATAACAATTTCGTCAGATAATGATATATGGGGGATAAATGATACTGCTTTATTTATAACCTCACAGAGAGAATTTACAGGTAACTATGTTGCGGATGCTTATCAAACAGGAAATACTTATGATATATGGCAAAGGATTTTCTTATTAAGAAATAGTGCGAATACTAATAGTCGTATGATTGGTATTATGAATACAGATGAGACACTAATGGTTTGGAGAACAATAGATGGAGCAAGTGCAGAACTATTAGGAGGAGTGCCAATAATAGCACTCCCTAATACTTTGAAATTTATAAGGAATGGAGATATTGTTACAGGTTATACGGGGAATAATGTTATTCTATCTCGTACTATTGAGGGTTTGTCAAGAATTTCTTTAGCGGACACACATGGTCAGACTAATAATAATAAATTTGCGTGGGTTAGAGTAAGGATGTGGGTTGCTGCCGATACAGTTGCTATAGATGGCAATTTTGCAGCAGTAGGCGCAGAGCAAGTATTAGGGGCTATAATAGGAGGCATAAGAAC